TCTGCTCTTATCCATCTATACCTGAATCCATCAGGTGCAGGGGGTGCATCTAGAGAAGATGGTGGAACCCAAACTTTTGGTCTTTCAGTTTTAGACCTAGTTTCGTTCGCACGGGAAGTTTTTTTGTTTTCATTTTCCATACGCTTATACCTCCTTCGTGATTTTTAGTTGTTTTGCGTACTCTTCGAGTGGCACTCCTAATTTTTTAGCTATTGCTACCTGTGAAGAAGTGAGTCTCACAGTTTTGCGTCCAGGTTTTACGCTTCTATTAACAGAAGCAACGGACTGAACCGGCTTGGACGTTGGTTTATCCTCAGTTTTATCAAACTTATTTGGAAAGTCAACACGTATTCGTTTGTCTATTTCCGCATAATATTCATCAGACTTAGGATCGTAACCTTCTTTCTCAACAAGATCTTTATGAATCTCGAACGCAGTAAAAGTCATGGCTCTATCTTGGCCAAACCATGTGTTTTTACTTGCCCAATCTTCTGCTCTTGGATCTGGTTCAGGAAGTTCCGATGGAGTTTTTTCTGGTAATTTTCCACCGTCAGAAAGTTTAACTGGCTCTTCTTTTGCCATACTCTCTGTTCTTTGTTTTCTCTCTTGTAGTCTTGCATTTTCAAAAGAAAGTTCTGCAATTCTCTTGTTGATATCAACTTGAGCTTTTGCATCACCAGCTTCAATTGCTGCTGCAAGTTCTCTTTTGGCTGAATCTAAACCTGTAGTCACATTCGACTCAAGTTTTTTAAGATATTCAGAATCAGATTTTTTAAATCTAGACTCCATTTCTTGTCTTTTAGTTTCAACCGCTTTTGCGTAGTCAAGCGCTGCTTGTTCTCTTCTTTCCGCTTCTCTCATTTTTCTTGTGAGTTTAGCGATTCTGTTTTGAACGCCTTTGCTATATTCTTCTAGCTTGTCATCTTCTTTTTTAACTTCGCTATCTTGAACAGCAGGCTGCTCATCAGATTTCTCAGATGCGTCAGCGGACTGACTATTGTCTTGATTAGTTTCTTCATTTGTTTCCTTTGTTACTGTTTCTTGTTCTTTAGAATCAGTTTCAACAACTGATTCATCTTTTGGTTCAGTAACATCGATCTCGGCTCCTGGGCCGGAAGTATCAATGTCAACTGTCTTTTGTTCTTCTATATCTGGCATAGTTTACTCCTATCTATGTTTAATATTCATGCAAGAGATCCTCTGGATTCTTGATTGTTGCTAAAACTTCGTCGTCGTTTAGCAGACGTATTTCCCCACCTTCAATCTTCATTCTAGATCCAGCGTATCGGGCAAAGACTACCCAATCACCTTCCTTGCACCAAGGACCATCAGCATAACGCTCTTTGTCCTTGTAACAATCTGGACCCATTCTTAAAACTAAACCACATTGAGATGCAACTTGTTGTCTCTCTAATGTTGTTTCAGCTAAGACGATTCCGCCTTTTGTCTTTTCTCTCATTTTAAAAGGCAAGACTAACATTCTCCAACCTGTTGGATTAGGAAGTTTTTCTTTTTCGTCTGTAACTTTTTTTTCTGCTGGTTGTGATTTGTATTTTTCTTCCAAAGCGTTTTTATGCTTCGGGATCTCGTTTGTTTTTGATGTCGATGACTGTTCCATTTTGCTCCTTCTCGTTTAGCAGGATAGAGATTTCCTGTTTTACAGCTTCTAAAGCTGTGATTTGTCCGATTATATACTTGTATTTCTCCATACTGTCAATGTTTCCTGACGTGACAGATATAGATAATGTATTAATCTGCGTATTAAGATTTCTTAATAGCTTAGTGATTACTGCTTCTAGATTCATTTAACCCATCTTTCTATTACTTTTATTTTTTCTTCTGCATCTACAATAACTTGTAGAAGTTTATCCATTTCATCCAAATGCTGAGGATGCTCACCAATACCTACAGAGCTTTTTGTGTAGATGTTTAAGGTTGCTATCGATTCTGCTATTTGGGCTTCGTATCTTTTTTTAAGTGCTTCTAACATTTCCATCTTCTTCTAGCCTGACGTAGTCTAGAATTAGGATCTTTAGCTGCTTTCGGAAATTTTTTCATTTGGCCGGCGCTTCTCGCGCAGAAGGACTTACGTCTCTTCGCAGCTTTTGATCCTGGTTTGACCTTGCCAGTGACCGCTGTTTTTAGTTTAGAACCGGGATTCATTCTTCTGTAGGCTTTGACCCCGGCTTCTGTCATACCTGCTCCAGACTTTGTAGGTCTAAAGTTCTTTTTATTTCTAGCTGGCATTCCACCTTTTGCTAGTTTTTCTCTTACTGAATAATCGTTTCTCATGGCATCACCTTCTTTCCATAGTATTTAACTAAACTAGGATTTGAAACTTTTACGCCACCTAAATCTCCTGAGATATAACTACCTCTATAATTTCTTTGAGCTTGTCTAACCATTCTATCACCTATTGAACCACCGCTTGCTTTTTTAGTTCTTGAAAATGTTGCTACGTTTGTTGGTTTTGGTCCAACGTTAGATGCTTGTCTTTTTCGTTTTACAGCAGAGGCCCTTTGCGAGCTTGTCATCCGTGTGGCCTTTGCAAGTGGGACGCATTTTGGATACTTCCGTTTGCTCCCTTTGCTTCTCCCGCACGGTTGAAACTTTCCGTTCTTCTTCGGTGCTCCGATGTCTACCCATTTCTCTTGAACCCATTCTCTTAAACCTTTTTTGGCCATTACCTAATCTCGCAGCCCTGACCTTTGATCAAGCCACCTTTAGCTTTTTTTGTTCTTTTACCACCTGGTTTTATTCTTCCAGAACAAACACCTGATGCGTACATATTTGCGTACGCGGATGGATAAACTTTGAATCTACGCTTCTCTGCTGCTTTACCTTTTGCACATAGTTTAGCCATTTACAGCCTCCACACAATCAGGACACTTGTGTTTATACTTTGGATGTTTATCACAATGTAAAGATCCAACCTCTGCAACAACTGCAGAAGATTTTTTAAAACTGAATAAACTTTTTATCCAGTTCCACATTATTTTACTTTGCCGCCTTTTTTCATGAAGCCCATTTTGTTTCTAACTTTTGTTGGAAGTTTAGCTAAACCTGGGTTTTTGTTTTTATCTACAGGTTTAAGTGCTGATCCACCATCTTTTAATTTAGAGACACCGCCAGCTTTTGCAATCTTGTCTAAACCTTTTCTAAAGATTCTTTTATCTCTATCTGCTTTAGCCATAGATTCTGCAGCACTTGCATCTCCTGTTTTAAGAGACATACCTTTTTTTGCAAAGTATCTGTCAACTGCATCTTTTTTCTTACCAGCTGGTTTTTTTCTTAAACCTTTAGCTGCTAAAACAGCTGCACCTACACCTGCTGCTGCTTTACCGACTTTTTTTAAGAAGCCACCTTTTTTAAGAGCTACCCTTTGGTTAGCTACTTGTGTGTTATATCTTGGGTTTGCCATTATTTTTTTCCTCCGTTTCTAAAAATTTGTGTACCCTTTATACCATAAATGCTCGCCACGACAAGGATCCACAGGTTTGTGAACCATGAAGGGAGCTGCGAAAACATATCGAAGAATAATTTTACTTTATCCATCGCAGTTGGGTCGTCGGATACGACTGCCCATGCAAGTACAGCTACTGGAGTTGACAAGATTATAAGGACGGCCTCGTCTTTCCAGTCTGATTGTCTAGCTTCTAACAATTTACCTTGGTAAGCTTCCTCACCTCGGGCTTGTTTTTCAGCATGCAATAATTGTGCTTCAGACATAGCCATCTTTGCTTTTTGTCTGTTAGCATAAATCTTTGATCCAGCTTGCGCTGCTAATTTAAGTGCCTGAAACCACATAAAAAACTAGTACCAAGTTGCAGTTTGTTTTCTAGCTTTACCTCTACCTTTAACATCTGTCTTGTCACCAGTAGGGATGTAGTTTTTTCCTCTAAAACTAGTTTTACTTCTAGGATCTACTTCAATGTTTTGATCCGGGATAGCAACTTGTTTAGATTTTTTATAGTTTTTCATAATTATCTCCGTTTTTTACTTATACCAGCTTCAGATAAAGCAATTGCAATCGCTTGTTTACGACTTTTTACTTTTTTCTTAGACTTACCAATAGGAAGTTCGCCTCTTTTAAACTCCCTCATAACCTTTTTAACTTTTTTCTGTGGTCTTGTCATCTTTTTTCTCATTAATCCTCTACTGCAATCACTGCTGATTGAGCTCCTGACTTTGCTAGTGATACTCCAGCTCTTAATTTTGCTAAATCTTCGTTTTGTTCTAGTTTTTCTTCAGCAATATCTCTTGATTGCATTAGTTTTGCTCTATCAAGTTCAGCTTTAGACTCATCAGCTCTTTGTTTTCGCTCATTTTCCATCGCTCGAAGGTCAACTTCTCTTGCTTTTAATTTCAATAAAGGATCAGAATCAAATTGAGATGTAATTTTCTTCTCTTCCTTCATGAATTCTTCTGTCATTTCTGCAATCAACACAGCTTTTCTTGATTCAATCTTTTGAGTTATCATCTGAACTTGTTGATTAACTTGCGGATTCATCTGTGCTTGTTGTTGCATCATCATTATCTGTTGCATTTCCTCCCTGAACTCTAATTGAATTTGTTCTTGAGCCATTAAACTAATGTGCTCTAAAATATTTTTTTGAATTGATGCCATGATTGCAGGATTATTTCTAACCATGTTCGTTGACATAAAATTTAAGTGTGATGTGATATGAGCTCTGTGGTCTTGACCAGAAAAAGCTTGAAAAGGTTTACCAGCCATTGCATCAATGTGCTCTAAGCTTGGATCTTTTGGTGCCGGTGGTGGTGGAGGAGGTAAAATCTGATCAACATTTTTTACACCTAAAGCTGTGTACATGTTTCTGTACACTGCATATAAATTATGAATTTGTGGATTTGATGTTGCAAGTTGCAACTCTGTTTGAGCCAAAGTAATTCTTTGAGACATAGAAAAAATATTTGGATCTGCAACAGGTAAAATATCTACTCTGTCATCAAAATCTAATTGTTTAATCTGTCTTGCGCCACCTACAACATCATAGGGGTAAACTGGTGGTAAATAAGTTGAAATAACTTTTGCTAGTAATTTAAATTCTTGTTTAAGTGCAGTGTATAATCTTTTGTGAATTGCAGACATCACTTTAGATCCTCTCTCTAACAGAGCGATCGTTGTTCCTACAGCTGCATTTTGATTTCCTTCACCAACTTGCATTTCTGTAATTGACGCAAATCTTTGACCTGCATTAACTACAATACCCATCAATTGTAATAACGTTGCTGATGGTTCTTTGTAAGGTAAAGGATAGAACGCATCTCTTAATGATCCACCTGGTGCATCTACATCTTTAAACTCACCTGGCTGAATAGGAGCTGCTTCATCTCTAACTCTTACACCTCTTTGTTTAAATCCTGCAGGTAAGTTGGAGAGCGTACCTGCATCTAGTAATTGACGTAAGGCTGAAGTTGCCGTTCGTGATAAACCGCCAATCATGTGAATTAATCCAAAACCATAAAACCCAAGTCCTGGCAGAAATTTGAAGTGGACAAAGTATTGAGTTTTCTTTTTCTTTGGATCTTCCGCTTTGTAGTTTCTTCTAATCGATAAAACTTTTCCAGATGTTTCATCAATCGTTACGATGTATGGTAATTTAATTCCTGTTGGCTGACCATCAGGACCTGTATCTTCAAAACCTTCTAAATCTAAATTCACGTGACACTCTAACAATGTATACACATCATCAGGTTTAGCTGTTTTCTTCGTGCCTTCTAATTCTCTTTCCTTAGCTTCTAATTGGTTTTCCATCTGTGCTGGTGTACCTAATTCAATATCTCTATAGAAACCTGCAACTTGTTGTTTTCTTAAATCGTTGCCAGAAATTTTTATTCGATGAATAATCGCTTCCGCATCATCTAATGAGGTAGCTGTGTACGGAACGATTAAATCATCTGCAGGGACAAACTTAGAAACTGCTCGTCCTAGTAAATCGTCATAATAAACTTTTTTAAATGCAGAACCTGCAAGAGGTAAATGAAATAACATAGAATCAAATTCAGGTTCATACTCCTGCATCTGATCCATGATTTGATAATTCATAAAATCTTTTACACGTTGAGCCTGTTGTTCTTTTGGTGGAGTAACTGCTCCTAAAATTTGTGTTCTTACCGGACCATCGCTTGGTAATAATTCTTTATACGCCATCGCTTGAAACTGAGTTACCGCTTCAGCTAATACAGGATGTGTTGCACCACTTGCGCCTTGAAAAGGTTCTGTTCTGTTTTCGTATTTAAATCCTAATAAATCTAAACCTTGAGTATAAGATTGTTCCCAATCTTTTCTCGACATTTTGTAATCGTTATAATTTCCTCTAAGCTCACTGCCTAACGGATCGATAATATCATCAGGTAATAATTCTGCTAAGTTATCAAAATGATTTTCTGTGCCAGGAATACTAATTGCACCAGGTTCAAAATCTATCGTTGCACCACCGTCTTCTTCTGGAACAACTTCAACTGGACCTTTCTCAGGTAAAATTTCTTCTACGTTAACTTCCTGTGCGATCTCCTCTTCGCCAGGAACTTTAACTTCTGTTCTTACTTCGTTTGGAAGCGACTTGTCGATTTCTGCCATTTATTTTCTCCAATCTTACCGTTCTAACTTGTTTTAAGGGAATATTCAAGCCTTGAGGCGTGGGCCCTGATTTCGGTGGTATGGTTCTAGTTAGTTTTTTCAATAGTAAACCCGTTTTCGTTTGATCGTATTTTGTTCGTCTACGTAATCTTCAGGATGTGTGACGAGCCCACCCTGTCTGAATCTCATGATCGCTTGTGTTGTTGAGTCCACTAAATCGTCATGATCTCCATAAGGAAACGCGGCACATTCTTCAATAACCTCTTCAGCAAACTTTTGATCTGGAGCCCAAATCATACCTGACTCAAAAAGCGGTGCACACGAATTAACTCTAACATGTTTATCATTTCCTTTGCTCGGTGTAAAGTTAACAACGGGTATATCCATCTTCCTTAATTCATAGGTCAAAGGTAGTCCCGATGCCTTCGATTCAATGATCACGGTTTCAGGATTCCAGTATTTATATTGCTCTAAGGCTAAACGTCGAAGCTCTGGAAACTCATATCTGCCTTTAATAGAATCTAACAATAGAAGATTGGCCCCTGAATCTTGGTCCGGGTAAAAAACTCCCCAGGTCGTAATAGCAGAATAGTCAGCGGAAGATTTTTTCATAAACGCCGTATCGTAAGATTGTATGACATGATGAAGTGTGGGTATGTAATCATGTTTCCATATTCGCCACCACTCACGTTTTAGAATAGCACCTTCTTCTGACGTTGGGTTTTGCATCCACTGTGCATTCCATTTACCAACGGGTAGTGTCGCTTGAACCTTCTCTAATTCATCTAACTTCCAATACTCTGGCCAAACAGGTTTAGCTTCTTTTGTTCCATGGTCCATGATTGCTGGAAATTGGACCACGTGCCATTTGTCAGCTTTAGCTTCTTTCTGATTAGCAACTAACAATCCTGTTAAATCTTTTTGTGACCAACGCGTCATAACCAAAACAATTTTACCACCGGGTTGTAAACGTTGACGTGGTCCTGATGTGTACCATTCATAAGCCGACTCTAATGCGGTTTTAGATTGTGCATCTTGTTCAGAGTGAGGATCGTCAATAATTAATAGATCCGCGCCCCGTCCTGTAATAGCTCCGCCAACACCGGCTGCAAAGTATTCACCGCCTTGTTCCGTTTCCCAACGACCCGCGGCTTTTGAATCTTCCTGTAATTTTGTAGAGAAAACTTTTTTATACGCATCACTGTCAATTAAGTTTTTTGCTTTACGGCCAAACCTTACGGCTAGTTCTCCTGTGTGCGTTGCTTGAATGATCTTGAGCTTTGGATCACGGCCCACCATCCACGCTGGCAAAAGGAAAGATGAGAACTCAGATTTCGTATGCCTTGGTGGCATGTTAATAATCAATCTGTTTATTTCACCTGATGCAAGTTTATTAAATTTATCTGCAATGTGTCTATGGTGCGCGCCTTCAATAAAATCTGGCCAGACACATTTGACGAAGGACATAAAATCAGCTTTAGCTTTAGCTTGGATTAATTTCTCAGAGAGCTTAACTTTTATCTTGAGATATTCCTTTCTAACGTCATTAGGTAACTTAGTTATATCTATATTTCGATTCATTTCAAATTTTGCAAAAAATTTTTTAGCTTCGAAAATTTTTTTATAAAAAATTTTTTGGGTTGTCTTTTTTCTTCAA